AAACGCCACATGGGGCGAACAGCGGTGATCGGGTAAGCGAGCGAGGCCCCGCTGGCCCCGTTAATGTGCTTTAGCAGCGCCGTCATGCCCAGCCCGAGATACTGCATCTCTTGGCTGGTCGGGTGTATGTTGGGTGTTGCGCCGCCACCTGAAAAACTATGATCAATATACCACCGCAGGGGATCGCCGCCGTTGGCGTTATCGACCACAGAAACCAGCAGACCGGTCGGCCCAACTGTCGCGGTGTAGCGGCACAAAGCCTTAAGCTGCGCGTTCAATGCTGTGATGTACGGGTCCAGCACACTGCTGTCGTTGCCGTAGTACAGCTTGACCAAAGACACTAGGAACCACGGCGGTTTAACACCAAGCTGGGTCGTGGTGTAATCGTTCACCTCTTGCCACGGTGTTCCGTAGTCCGCGATATCAGGGTCGAGCGTGTTGCCTGTGCGGATCGTGATGCTGCTGGTTAGTGTATGTTGTCCGCTGATGATGAACGTGGACGGCCATCCGGCGATGTTGGTGACAGTCACGCCTGTCGGCAGGCCCGCCGTAGTGGTGTTGACCGTCTGCCCTACCGCGATCACATTTTGCCAGCCGTTCGTCGTGCCCGCATTAGCGGTAACGGTTACTGTGCTTGTGCCGTTACCGTTCGACGCGACGGTGCCAGTTACATCCACGCCCGCGTAGCGAGGTCCGTTATTAGCCGCCGCCACAGGCGAGCCAGCCCCGGCGTTCTGTTCGCCCTGCCACCATATCCCGGCCTGCATGTACATCGGACCGTTGTCCTTGACATAGGTCCGCAGAAAGCCGCGCAGAGCAAACATGCGCTGGCGGAAACCCTGCATCGGGTTACTCTCACGAGAGGCAATCGGCGTCCACGCCCTGAACCAATCGATATGCTGGCCCGGTGACGCAGTCTTGAGGAACCGTAGCGATGCCGCGCCGGGGAAAAGCCCCGACGATTTGACACCTTTTGCCAGCCCGCCGAAAGAACTTGTGCCGTTTGAGTCGCCGCCTGCAATTACATTAGTGTCACCTGTTGGTGGGCTTTCGGTCAGGACGAAGTCGGTCCAAGTGTACGTTGTCGAAAGCCCAGTGCCCGCCAGAATATCAGCCTGATAGACAGGCACGCTTGCAGGAAAATCCACATTAGAGGCGTAGTTACCGTAGTCTGCACTGTTGGCGAGCGGGCTTGCGGCGAATGAGACGTAGCCGACCATGTTGGACTGCCCAGAGCCGTCAATATAGACTTGCAGCCCAGTCATGTCTGCACCCGCGCCGGGGTTTGCGCCGCCCCCGCCCCCGCTACCTAGCCTGCGCCTACGGATTAGCAGCGGGAGATTAAAGGCCACTCGATCCTCGCAGGACCATGATAATGCTCAGGTTCGAACCAGCGCCGCCTGAGATAAGCGGACGCACATAGGCCGCAGACAGCGAGAACTCACGGTACCCGGTCGAGGTGAAGGTAATCCCTGTGTTGTCAACACCCTGTGCCGTGACCCAGTTGGTCCCATCGTTGCTCACCTGTATGGTGATCGTAGCACCGCCGAACGTACCCACGACCTGCACCGAGGCAGCAAGCCCGTACTGCTGCCGCATGATAAACGGCGTGCAAGTATCCCCGGCTGCAATGCCAGTCCACTGCACACTGGGTACACCATCGGGCGAACCGACCGTAGTGAAAGCCGAGGTGATTACAGGCATACGCGAACCCCAAAGTTCTATGACTTTGCGAGTCTACCATGCTGGATGCGCTACCGCAACACACAAAAAACCCCTGAAGTGGCGAGGAAGGGGGACCACTTCAGGGGTATAGGTGCGGGAGAGGAACGATGGCGGATGCCGAGGTATTGTGTATCACGTCCATCCAGCGGATGACAAGGCCTTAATTTCGCGCCGCTGCGGGAGGTTCCCCGCCTCGCCCCCGCTGTGGAGATGCAGGCAGAGATACTGGAGCGCCTCGGCAACGTGGCTGTGCTTGTTCTTGTCGATGGCCCCATCGGTCTTGGGCTTGTACCGGTAGCCCCCCATCATGGCAGCCTTGAGCGCGGTGCAGCGTGGATCGAGCAGGAACCCCGGATCGCCGTCCACTTGCCGCATGAGGTAGTCATCGACCGCGTTGATGCGCGCCGAGATGCTGTTGGTCTTGGCCGGGATGACCTTGAGTCCCTCGGCTTTGATAATGTCCACCGCGCTGCGCTCGTCGGTCTGCGCCCGCTGCACACCCGCAGGGTCGGTCACGATCAGCACGGGGCACCCACTGAACCGCTCGTAGAGCAGCGGCTTCAGCACAGTCCTGACGAACCTCTGGATGCCCATGTCGAAACTCACTGCGTCAGCGAGGATGAGCGCCCGCCCTCTCGGGTCCTGCTGCCCGATGACCGCCGCAGGCGTCAGGCCCAAGTCGATCCCCACGATGACGGGCCGCATCCCGTTGACAATGCCCCGGATGGGCTGCTTGGCCATGTGGTAGTCAGGCCGGAAGTACTTGTACACCGGCTGGCCAGCGCTGGACAGGCCGTAGTCCCCGTCGATGAAGACCCGGACGTACTCCTCCGAGCGCCCCTGCGTATCGTAGTAGCCATCGGGCAGGTTCTCGATATTCTCTGCGTAGGGGCTACGACCCGAGGGCTGCTTGAACGAATCCCAGCCGTTGTCGTTGGGTGACACCCCATCCTTGGGGTCGAGCTTCTCGAACTGGTAGTACCACCATGTGTCCATGGTCGGCGGGTTGGTATCTCCCCACATTCCGTGCCACGTCGGGCCGCCATCCTTGGCCGACGGGAAACGACCGACACGTTTGGACATGGCATCCACGATATCGGGGTGAATGTCCCGGCACTCGTTGAACCACGCGAAGGTAAGTTCGAGCGAGTTGAGGTTAGCCACGTCGTCGGCATCATCAAGCGCGCGGAACATGATCTCGCACTCAACGTCACCCACCTTGAAGAAGTAGGTCTTCTTGGTCCGCAGCCATACCCCGCACTGCCCCGGTGGGAACCAGTCGAGGAACGTCTTGATCGTGGTATCCTCAAGCTGCCGTGCCGTCTCGCGGACCACAGCCGCTCGCGTGCGCCGAACACCCTGCTCGTTGGGTTCCTGCAACGACGCCCGCCGCACGATCTCGAAGCAGCAGGTCACTGACTTGCCGGAACCGACAGGTCCCATGAGCGAACGCATCTTGGCGTTGCTCTCCATAAACCGCTTGCCCGTGGGCGGCGGCGTGTAATTTATCGTGATCGCCATGTCACGTATCCAGCAAGAGTACCATGAACTCTCGCCCCCGCTTCTTGGAAATGTTGATCTTGGTCATGAACGACTGACCCGCCCCGGTCAGCTTCTCTTCAATAAGTTTGGCCGCCTGCGACGTGCGGACCCGGTAGCACTTGTAGCCATTGTGCTCCTCAATCATCGTCATCCTCGCCACCCTCGACCACACGGGCGGTCGCGTCAATGACTTTCATATCGGACGGCGATGATCCAAGGTTGATCATGATCTTGACCCCGCCACCGGCAGGGCCTTGGTCCTCGTTGTTCTTCGGCTCCAGACCGGCCCACTTCACTGTACTCTTGATCAGGTCAGCCTTGACGGCGGGGGAGACCGATGGGTCGTGAATCAACATGTAACTTGTTGTCAGGAGTTCTTCCGCCTGCGCCCGAGCTTTGAGTCGGAACGTCAGCCCCTTCTCACGCACCTCGTCGCGGTATAGCTCCACACGCTTGAGGAAGACCCTGTCGTGGTTGAACACCAGCAGGTCGTTGGCGTCGATCCGGTGCCGGTCCTTGATCTCATCCAGCGTCTCGCCACTCCCCTCAAGGCAGAGCGCGACATCGAACGCGAGGCGGTCGGTCCACTTGGTCAGGTGAAGGGGAAGGCTGTCCATGCGGGGAGGGTAACGGTTTTTTGTGTGACGTGCAAGGGGGGTAGCTAACTTTACACGTTGGTTTTTATGGGTGGGATTTTTTGGTGGTACTGACATCGATGTCAGTAGGCTAACTTTACGTGGTGTCGCGAGCTAACTTTACACGTTGGTTTTGGGGGTGTCGATCTGCGAGCCTTACTTATGCCCCCACCCCACGCGCGCGACCAGTC